GGCAACGGCGGAGGCGTTACCGCTCCCGGCTGGGCTGGCTGTAGCATCCGTTGAGCAATTCGATTTCGTATAGCGGTTTGTGCAGCGCGCCTTTCAGCTCTAGGTAGCGCATCTGCTGCAATCCATTCAGCGCTTTCTTCCGGTGTAAATTTTCCAACCTCAACAAGATTCCCATCAATACTTCGACCCTGTATGGAGACAACACCCTGTTCGTTTTGGATAACTAAACTATCCGATGCTAACGGATTGTCCGATTTACCATACTGGCGATTCAGCTGGTCCCACGGATCTGTTACCGCTCCCGGCTGGGCTTCCACCCGGTTTTCCTCAGCGCCCCGTACACGTAGGCGTTCTTGCGCTTCTTGCTCCAGCCTTTGTGCTTGTTGGCTTGGCGCTTCAATTGTTGTTCGAGCTGCTTGGGCATCTTGAGCCTCTCTTTCTGCTATGGCTTGTTTGATTCTCTCTACGGATGCGCGGCGTGATTGCCGGCGCAGCCGCCCTGGTTCGAGAGCTGTTTCGATTCGTTGCACGGCGGCTCCACCGAGCCTGGCCGAGATGAGGATGCCGCCGGCTGTCGCTCCACCCAACCCGAACCCAGCCAGTGCGGCTAGCCCGGATTCGTTCCAGATCTCGCCAACCGGCTTGTTTGGATCGATGTAAGCTTTCTCGGTGTAACCCTGGGCCAGCTGTTGGGTGAATTCCTCCGGCGCCTCCAATGAAGCGGCCTTGAATACCTGCTTGAAGAGTGACTCAACGCCTTGCTGCTTTAATCCGGTGCGGGTGATGTGTTCGATGAGCCGCTCGGTTCCTCCGAACGCTCTGGTCAATAAGCCGGTTGCCACTGCCACCAATCCAGCTGGTCCTTCTGCCTTCCTGTAAGCCTCCTCCTCTGAGAGGTTAGGATTAAGCTGCATCAGCCGTTCTTTGAATTGCTCAGCAGTTGGGCCATAGGCGGTAACACCTCCTGCGATAGCCGCAGCCGGTAAGCCCAATGGAGCAGCCAAGAGGGCCGGCGCACTGGCGCCGGCTATTGTTCCGACGGTCCCCGCTATCTGGCCCGGCAATCCTCCACCCAATCGCTCTCCTTCATACTCGGCTTCCTCAAGTTGTTTTGTGCCCTCTGCGGCCAACCCTTTCCCAGCTTCCTCCAGCAACCTAGCTGGAGCCATGGGATTGGTTGGGCGGGTGCTGACCTGTAAACCACCTTCCGGAACAACGAGGCTCCTGGCTAGATTACCAACAGCCTGTTTAGTGATACCAGCCGCGCCCTCTCTGAGTCCAAGTGCACCGCGCAGGAGAGTTTTGCCCAGGGTGGGCCGATTGCTCTCCATGATATCGGCCAGACGGGCATTGACGAGCTTGCCTTCCTCGATAGCTCGAAGGCGTTCCGACTCCAGCGCGTTGTAGTCATTAACGATCTGCTCATCGCTAGCCTCGTCAGGCCAAGCGACTACACCGTAGCCCTCACCCAGATTGACGAGGCGGGGCATTTATGGGGCAGCCTGGAGTGGTGCGGTTGGATGTCCAAACCATCGTTGATACCACGGGACAGACGGCGCAGGTGCAGGGGTAGGCGCAGCTGGATTAAGCTGGGGATATGCTGGCGGAGGAGTAGCAGCGTCACGGATCTGCTGTTGCCGAGCGGCAATGCCGCTTTGCAGTTGGCCGATTGTCGTCACCCCGGGAGCGGCTAGATCTGGATTGGGCATAGATGGAACATATCTCCCAGATGGATCTAGGTTCACAAGGCCTGGATTGGCCAGGGCCGTCTTATTCTTTTGGATCGGTGGAACTGTCGAACTATTAAGCGCATTAGCCAGAGCTACCGCACTTCTGTAGTTAGCCCGGTCAGCGATGAGCTTCTGTTCAGCCAACTCCTTCTCTCTAGCCGCCTGTCTGCGGTCGAAGTCGCTGTAGCCGTAAGCACGATTGGCCGCGCTACGTTCGGAACTGGCAAAGCCTTCCCGTTGCAGGGCCCGATCCTTTTCGTTCTCAGCCAGCCGTTGTGCCTGGTTGGCGTTTGCCTGCCTGGCCTGCTCCTGTGCAATCAGGTACTGCCGGTAGCCTTGATCCTGCTGCTGCTCGTAACCAAGTCGTGCCGATAGACTGGCGGCTGCCTGCTGCGCTGCGACAGGATTGGTATAGATGAAGTCAGTCTTTGGGATGCCCAAGCTGTAACGGCGAGAGGGAGGAGGAGACAGTTGCTGACCGTGACCGGCTCCACTCATCATAGCGGCGATTCGATCCAGCCAAGGGGGGGCAGCTAAAGGTGGCGTCGCGATACCGCTTCTCACGCCTTCGTTCATGACATCGTCGTAGTTAGGTAGGTAGGTGTTTCCTATGTTTCCAGCATTAGGCGGTGGTGCAACTGGTGGTAGCGCAGGCTCTGGTGGAATAGAAACTTCCGGGCCAGGCCCATAGTAGTCAGCTGAATGCGGCTGTCGGATCGGCGTAGGATACAAATCATTATAATCAGGGAGGTATGTGTTACCGATATATCCTGATGGCGCGGGTGGTGCTGGAGGTGGCGCCTCAGACCATCCCAGTCGGACCGGGAATCCAGTGGACTCCGGCGCCATGAGTCTTGGCATTGGGATGGGCCAGCCTAACCCCGTATATGGATCGGCGGGTGGTGCCACTGGTGACCTATATGGAATCGGCCCGAATGGACTTGGCATAATTATGTTTGGTTGTGCTGGCTTATCACAGGATTGACTTTTTACGCCGATTCCGTTGCACTACAAGCTAATTGCCCCTGCGATGTTTGAAGCATCCAGGGGCGCGGCACAAATCACAGGACTGACTTATGCAACATGAGTTTACCACTTCCTCTGTCCCAATGCACGCTAATCCCATTCTGGCTAAGCGTCACTGTTCGGCCACGATCGAACATAGATTTTGGAAACACGTAGAAAAGACCGATGGCTGCTGGAATTGGACTGGGTGTAAAGATTCATTTGGATACGGTCGTATAGTTAAACGCGGTGGATTCCAGACCATGAAGCCTCACATTTTGAGCTGGCTTATCCACAATGGAGAAATCCCTGATGGATTATGTGTGTGCCATTCGTGCGATAATCGCGCCTGCTGCAACCCATCACATCTCTGGCTTGGAACATCCAGACAGAACACCTGGGATATGATCAATAAAGGGCGATGCCCGTGGTCAGTGCTCAGTCAGGGTGACGTCGATAATATCAGGACGGTTTACGGGGAAGGCGGAATCACACAGATGCAACTGGCTAGGGTGTTTGGGGTATCTCGGCAGATGATTGGACATATCGTAACCTTTAAGCGTTGGAAATCATAGAGGGTTTCCATCCTGATCGTGCTGGGAGAGAAAATCACGTTCCCTGATCAATTTCGACATCCTATTCATGTGCTCTGGTCCTCCGGTAATCAGCGCGACCATGAAATAGACTTCGCCACCGCAAGTGCGAAGCACATCGGCTATCTTGCGTAAATGACTTTTCGGCGACCGTTCCCAGGAGACAGAATCCTGATACATGTTGGTCACCTGTATAATTGCCGGGAACAGTAGGTTTCGATAGGTAACGAAGAACGGCGTGTTGTAGAGGATCAGTGCCTGCAAGAACAAGTCTATGATCTGTTCCTTGCTCATCGTCGGTCGACCGTCCTGCATTTCGTCTACGAGATCGTCGATCCCATGCACGTATCGGTGATACAGATCGCAAAACTGCATCGCCTCCTGATTGCCGCAGCAAAGCTCCACGTTCCACTTCCTGGCTAGCTCCATATCCTCCTGGCTCATCGTGTCCTCTATCTTCTTGCCGTCGTAAATCACTTGGCGGTTGGCATAGTATTCCTCCTGCAACCTCCAGGCACCACGTCCAAGCTGCGGGTTTAGCAATACCATCTCCCTGGCGGCTGCCATCTTATCGCCGTCTTTGATCAGTGGCAATACGCGGTCTGATATGGACCCAAAGTTAAAGTGGAACCACCTCTCTTTGATCTCATCGGAGAACGCTTCACCGCCGACAGCGTTATAGAGCAGCCCGCAGACGTCATAGAAATAGGTCAGTCTACCAAATGGGACAGAGATCGGAGCAAATAGGTTCGGCAATGGATTGATGTCATCCATTAGATTGAAGCTCTCCTTATACCTGGCGATTGCGCTGGCTAGCGTCAACGGGTTGATGTGCATCAGGCAGGTATGGATACGCGCCCGCGTGATGCACTGGGTGAATTCGTCCTTCCACTCCGGGATGCGCCAGCCGGCTATAGCAGAATCAGGCTTCAGCTCCTCGATATTTTCGTAATACAAAATATCTGTATCAGATATCCAGAATGGTTGCTTCTCGGTGGTGGCCAGCATCTGGATCCATTCGTGGTGAGCATAGTCACAGACCTGTGCGTCGTAGTCGTTGTCCACGCAGATTTGGGACACCTTGGACTCCTCCACTTGTCCCAATTTATTCATCCACACCACGACGTCAGCAGTGGGAAATCCAACGCGCAGAGTCTTAAAGACAAGAGTTGTGTAATCGATGAGCTTTGGATTTGGGCAACTGGCCAGGATGTGGACTTTGGTGTTAATTCCTTGACCCTTCCGGATGACAGGTTAAAACGGATGCTCCGGCCCGTTGAAGCGGAACCGGAGCTAACAAATCAAAAACGAATCTTTTGATATGCCGCCAAATATTACTTCCGACTACCTCGCTGCTCAAGGGCTTAATACTACTATCCCAGCCAAGTTCTGGCGGCGTGTGACCAAAACCAACGGCTGTTGGCTCTTTGATGGCGGGAAGCACAACCGACATTGGGCCATTGGTGTCGGCCGTGGAACCATGGGGGTTCATCGCATAAGCTACATCCTCAATGTGGGGCCAATTCCAGAAGGACATCAGGTCCACCACAATTGTCCAGATGGAGACAGAGGTGACTGCGTGAATCCAGATCATCTGTGGACTGGGAACCAGAGCTCAAATCTCCGGGATGCAATTTCGAAAGGTCGATGGAAGACACATTTTAACGGCAAAACTGGGGAGCTTTGTCCCAACTCTAAACTTACCTGGAAACAAGTGATTGCCATAAGAGCGAACAGGCGTAGTTATCGAGAGCTTGCCATGATATACGGCGTGTCGAAAGGGACTATTGGATTCATTCGTCGCAACGAGACTTGGAAACCCGAAAATCAACCGATGCACTCGTGACATTGCTGCCAGCGCGCCATCTTTCTATGTTAAGGAAGGCAGTGAATTTAGCAGTTGTAGCTGAGTGCTCTATCCCGGCCGGAATAGCGAATCTGCGAAGGCAATCGGCATTGCTCACCCAGCCCTGTCTTTCGCCAATTCGACCGAACATTCTTCCAAACAGGAAGATGAGCGTAGAGTCAATCGATGGATGACAATGTGACTCGATTGTCTCCATAGATGGGACGCACCATAATTCGATTTGGAAATGGCCCCATTTCCAGAGCGTTATGCCGATGCACTTGTCGTGCCTATGGATCACAATCCGCCACCACCGCCTCCGGCCAAACCAGCTACTCCGCCCAACGCCTGGCCGATGCCCTGACTGGCCGCACCCAAACGATCCGCCCAGTTCTGCGGTTGCTTGTAGCCTTGGGTGGCAGCAAGTACGCCTTGGATGGCGCGACTGGCGGCGTCGCTGGCGCCGGTGGCCGAAGAGATGCGTTGATTGATGGCGTTCCAGGGCCGAGCAGCCACCCCTTCATAAGCAGCAGAAATTTGTGGAGTAAGTCCAGCGGCAGCGGCCTCATTGGATAAGCCTTGGCCGAACGCCTCCCCATAAAGACGAGGGAGGGCCGAATAAGCCTGTTGGGCGGTGTCATAGTATCTGCCGCTGGCAATGCGGGCGTTGCGCAAACGTTCCGCTGTGGAATCGCTAGCGGCGGGACTGAGGCCCCGGGCCCGTCGCATGAGGATATCCTGGTTAACGTCGAACCTTGCCAGCGGCGTAATTACATTCGGATCAATGAATCCGAAGGCGGTGTTGCCCACATCCCGCAAGAGCTGTGTTGGGTCAGCGTTCAGTCTGCGTGCCAGGAGAGTATTTAAGATGTTCTCCTGCTGTCCGGCTAACGCCTGTTGCTTGGGCTGTTGGGCCAAATAACCGCTGACGGCTTCGCGGGAGAGTGGCTCAATGTCGCCAAGGAGTGACCCTCCAAATTTACCAAGCGGCTTGGCGGTGGGGAGGGCGTATCGATTGAGATAAGCCTTGGGGGCGGCCCGAGAGCCAAATAGGGAACTGATCGAACTGCCAAGACCGCCTACAATATCTCCAGCACCATTAGCCATAAGATGCAGTTCTACAGATTAACGCTCGATTTGCAAGGGGCCATTATCCTCCGGTCCCTTCAATCTTGTGGATGAGCCGGTGCAGCGCTTGGATGTCCCGCTCCCGGGCTAAGCGCATGGCAGAGAACCAGCGCCTGACTCCAGGGAGCCTGAGCATTTCCTCAGGGGGCTCGGGCAGCCGGTCAAACAGCACTTCTGTGATCAGTTCTTGCCTGATCGATCTACGCGATAATTCTATTGGGTCTCCCATTATGGTGAATCCTGTTGGCCCCAGCCTTTAATCATCTTGCTTAGGGCCGAGAACTGGCCGGCGCCACCGACGCCAGAAATCCTGAAACGAGTAGAGAGGTAAATGCCACGACGCCAGGTTGGGTAATAAAACGTGCCATCAGGCCTGGTGCGGTCAGCAATGTGCTGAGCAGCTGATTTGGCAGTCTGACATTCGAATGGCAAGTCGCGGGTTTCCTTCCAGGTGAAACAGTTTGGGGTTGGCGCAAAACCGACGTCGACCTGAAGGTCTAACGGGCTGGATGAGGGCAGTGGCTCAGCTTCAACGCCCACCATCTTGATCATCTTTTCGTCGTCAGTGCGGTAGTTTTCGGCGCCTTCCTGCATAACGGTGTCGTAGCCGTCCCTGACGTAGCAGGTCAGGTCACAGGCGTATGGGCCGTAAGGGTCACAGCTTGCGTCCTGGCAACAGGCATTGACCACCAGCCCACAGAAGTTACCCGCATCGATAAGCGCACCCAGCTGGCCATCGGACCGGAACCGGATTCGTCCAGCGGCTAGGTCCAGATCGTAGTCCACGCCTGCGACCAAGTTGAGTTCGACGACGGTGCAGGCCATTAGATTACCTCTTTAAGCCCTTGAGCTCCGTGTTGAACAGCCCAGACTTTGGTTGGTGTGAAAACGACATCAACTGGAGAATCAAACCCGGTCTTTGTAGATTCAACTGTGTCGGTGGTTGGGTCGATGATGACCACGGTGTTGGCATTAAAGGTGGGCACATAAATCCGGTCGTTAATGGACCAGTACCGTATTTTACGAGGAGTGGCCGCCGTGTCCCCCAAGTCTATAGTGGTGTTATTGTCATCGCTGATGCGTACCTTCTGGATTTTATACCTCTCGATTGTAGTTCCCTGCCAAAGAGTGAAGTAAAGATGACCAGACCTATAGCAAATACCTTTCGCCATTGGGTCGCTAACTCCACTGATATCAACGGTGTCACTCTGCGTAACTCCTGGAGCCGGGGCATGAGCAGTAGCCCCCTGCTGCGTAGATACCCAAATTACGTTGTTGTCTGCATCATACGTAAGCCCCTGGGAAAATCCTATGTTCCGATTATTGGAAGACGAGTTGTCCCAGGTTTCACCTGCTACATCAAACCGCATTAGATAACAAGCGTTGTTTGACTGTGATCTGTCAAACATCAGAAAATAAATATCTCCAGCGACGCTCACCATCTCCCGTGGACCAGATTCGAAGTATTCGTGCGCCACTGTAACGCCTGACGCGAATATATTGAACGTCCCATCAACGGCCAGCGTATCCGGATTGAGCTTGAACATCCATTTAACACGGTTTATAGCCGCCGGCTCGTTGCCAGGATCATTCATCCATGCTGTCACATAAAGCTTGTCGGTGATTGAGGAGTAAGCGATGTATGAATCGTAGAACCGATTCTCAAAGAACCTGGCGGACGAAATCTTCTCTCCGGTGGTGGCGTTTAGTTTATAAACGTAACCTCCACTGACGCCATAAATGACATCCCGGCCTGGTTCGTAAACGGCATGGTTAAGTGGCATATCTTCTAGCTCTATGTGATAACCGGTTATCGAGTTTATGCCAGAGCAATGCGCCGCCGACAGCGGAAGCCATTGATCCAGCACTAGCGCGCCGCCAGTGAAGCCCTCATCTTGGCCAGTCTCGGTGGCGAATGGGACATCAGCACAGGCTGGCGGTGCTGTTGCGAGGCGTTCCCGGTAATAGATGTCGTCCTCCAGCTGCTTGAGCGCAAAGTCCACCGCTGAGGCTGCCACGAAGGTTGCCGGAACAGCGCAATCCTCACAGAAGAAATCCAGGGTTTTACCAGCCAGGATGGCACACAGAGAATTGGGATGGACCGGGAAATTGATGTCCTCCTCTGGATTGCGAATGAACAGTAACAGGGTGGCCATAACTCAAACGATCGTCACTTCTACTGAGCTAGCCGCAGGCCCGTCTATCCAGGTTGAAACCGCCAAATTATAGGTGCCATACGGACAATTGGCCTGTGGCGTAAGCTGATACGAAGCGAATGAGGCCCCTCGATAGATGCTGATCCACCAGTTACCCGGCGCGCCTGACAGTATGACACCAATGCCACCAAAACCGACTGGGCCAGAACACCAATTCAACCACTGGCACGGAGGGCTTCCGGCATTCACCAGTGATCCGTCCCAGGCTGGGCAACCGAGCGCTTCCGGCCCCGCCTGATACATTGGCATCAGATCCCGGGCGTAAAGCGTTACGGGCATCTGGGAACAATCCGTCCCGCAGTCTTCTGGCTCTGGCTCTGGCTCGGGTTCGGGCTCCGCATCCGGATCCGCAGGCTGCTCTATTATCCGATTAGGATCTGGGCACACGGGCCCGTCCTTGATGCCGGTGGCCACCTTGCTTCCACGTGGACAGATGCCCAGGGTCTCCATCCATTCACCCACCGTGGGCCGCTGGTCCCGGTGGAAGGTCAAGAAAGCCGTGAAGCCGTGGTCGATGAAGTCAGCGGCGCTGAATTTGAGGTTAAGCCGTAACGTGACGTCCGGACAGATGTTGTCTCCGGTTGGCCAAGAGAAGAATGCTTCGCGGGTGTTCTCGTTCCAACCGCCTGTGACCAGATTGCAGGCATCGTTGTTGATGCGTTGATAGGTGGCGTCGTCCTCAGCTATTCCGTTATAGACAAAGCCGGCGGCCCTAGTGATCCACTCCACGTTAATCGGCCGGGTATCGAACTGAGTGAACATGTAAATGTCACTCTCGCCCATATAAATGTGGGCGTCGCCAGCGTTTACCAGGGAATACTTGTAGCGCAGAGCGTTGCCACCCCGATAAATCTCCTCGAAGTTAAACACGTCTTCCCCACCGACCAGGGACACCCGGATGATTGATTTATCGGTGTAAAGGATGAGCCAGTTTCCGATGGGCGCGGCAGCCAGGATAGTCTCTCCAACCGCTGTGGTGGCCCGGCCGGCAAAACTGGTATCACTTTCGATGAATGAATTGGGATCCTCCAGATCACTCCAAATAATCGTACTGCCGCTGCGCACGCCGGCTTCGGTGATGTCGAAGAAGATTACGAATCCCTTCCAGGTAACCACTCCGCCAGCTCGGGTAATACCAAGCACTGCCAGGTCTGTGATCGGTTGGAGTGACTGAAGCCCGCAGCCAGAAGAATCGCTTCCAAGTTGGTAGATAAATGGGGGATCGAAGTTATTGGTGAAAACAAGGTATTCTCCAATGGTAGCGGCCATTCCTCGAACGCTGTTGCACCCGCACTGTTCGGTCGTGTATCCGGAATTACCCAGTCCATCGGCCAATATCCGCCAATTCCCTGCTGATTGATTGAATTCATAAACTCTGGACATGGTTGCGGCCACCAGTTTGCGGCCCTGGGCGGTGACCACTTCGGTTAACATCGTGATAGCTTCCCGGCATCCAGGCCGGCTCCACAGATAATCTCCGCAATACTCGTGGTCGTAGGCAAAGAGGGGGTCATAGACGGGCGTCTGCGGCCCGTATGGGTAGCCCGCAACTAGATCCCCTGGATACTCCACCTGGCAGGATGTGTACACGTAGGAATCCAGGTAGTTGAACGGGGCGCCCGTCGTCAGGCTGTCGGGCAAATCAGGGCGCTGGATGAACCGATAAGGATACCCCACGTATGGGTAGAAGATTGTGCACGGGCCATAGAGCATCTCCGGGAAATCCCCGACATAAACCGGAGAAAATGGACCCGATGCTGGAGGATAGGCGAAGGTGGTGGGCTCCTGATAGACTCCAGTGAAGTAGGCGTAGATGTAGCCATGCAGGCCTCCACCACCCATGACGTGCTCTTCGAAAGAATCGTAGTAGCCCAGCCGGGTCGTTAACTGGTCGTGAAGGTCCTGGTTGTTGTATGGATCGTCGTCAGCGAACAGGCGACGCCAGCCACCAGACCGATTACGGTTTCGAGTGGAGCGGGTAACAGCGTTTTTAACTACGCGCCAATTACCAAAGCCAATCTCATCTGCGCTTGAGAGCGTGTCGAACACGCCCGTCATGGGTCTTAGCTTGATCGTCTTGAAGTCTGACATCGCGGGTCATCTTAGATCTTGATAAACGGATAAGCGATAATACATGGGTGAATGACGTTGAAGGGCTCACTGTCACCCGTGGTCTCCATTGGATCGGCAAAAGCATAATCAAGCGACCCGCTTCGGTTGATGTCGTTGATCTTTCCCACTGCCTGTTGCACCAGGATTTGCTGGCTGTCGGTAGTGTTGTAATCGTGGCGATGGGTGGCTAATTCGGCCTCCGTTTGGGTATGGCGCTCTTCGCCCACGTTGACGGTATTGATGTCGCGATTGGATAATCCGGTGCCTTGACCGGCGCCAATTGGAGAGCGGCCACGTAAATCGGGTAATCCGAAGGTGGTGCTGCCGTCCCCAACGCCGTAGCGGGTGCCGATGGCGGCGAAGAGATTGGCGTAGGTCGTGCGGGAGATATCGCTGCCATCGGCCAAGATCCAGCCCGGCCCCATATTTAGGGTAAGTGAGTAAGCAATCATACCCGTTGGGGTGCTAAAGGTGGCCACCTCCTCCTTAAACGTCTGGCTGATGGATCGGTCGGTATTGAGCATCCAGCCGAACAAATCACAGAGCAGCTGTGGGATGCCCAGGAATTTGGACATCTTGACGCACAGGTCGGCGTTGGCCGCTGGAACGGCGTCACAGAATTGGGTGGGTGAAACGGGTGATGGCATTTGGATGATGTTATTCGTTTGGCCAAAATGACATTAACTGGCTTCCGAGCGGATTGCCGCTGCTGCTTTGACCGAATCGTGGGATAGCGTTAGACACGAACTGACCCCAAGGGACACGACTCGGAATTCGTTGACTAGACTCCATGTCTTGACCATACCGAATATTGCTCCAATCAATGTTTAGCACGCAATGCTGTGGATAGATAACATAAGGCAACCCAGCTACACGTGTTTTATAAAGCATCTGAATTTGAGTGCTACTAAGATTTGTGCGCCAGGCCATGACCGGGCCTTGTTCACCCATTAAAATCCCACCTCCAACCACCTGCGCCGTGGGTCCTGAAAGGCTAAATTCGTGCTGGTTTGGGAGGCTATTACTGTTTCCGTTCCCACTGGTCCACGATCCTGAGATGGGGGCGCCATCCAAATACATTTGCATTGATGATCCAGCCGTTCCGTAGGTGAATGTAAGTGCAACGAATCGGAGGCGATTGGTCCAGATAATCGTCGAAGAGGACTGATACGTGTGCAGCCCACCAACTTGGTCGGTATAATCGAATTCGAATTTGCTGCCAGAAATGCGCAGCAGATAATTACAGCTGGCAGTGAAGTCCAATCGGCCTTTGGAAAAGAACACATTCTTTTGTTCCAGCCCAGTACCAGTATCTCGAATTCTGAGCCAAACGGCAATGGTGATGCTGTTGCTCAGCACATTCATTGAGTTGGTCATGTTCGGACCGCAGAAATAGGTGTTTAGATTACCAGTCCCGAACCAATCAGCTTTGGCAGCAACCACACTCAACAGTAATGCCAGTAGTATTCTCATGGGAAATTACCAACCTGAACCATCTCGATGCCTACAATGCACCCACTGAATGCGCCGGCATTGGAAACCGCACAGGTCGTATCGGCATTCTTTGCCTGATATACGATGGTTAGCTCTGTGGCTGGGGTGTTGAAGGCCACATCAACAATCTCTGTCCAGCCAGCTTCCGCAGTATTCGCCGTTCCGTTGAGGTTACCGCCCACTAGCCCAATGCATAGCGTCCGTTTGCCAAGTGCAGCAAAGGTCGCCGTAATGGTGGTGCCAGCCGAGACGTTTGCGTTAACATTTTGACGCAATCCGGTCAGGCCATTGACCCCGGTGATCACTGCCCCGCTCACCTCCACCACAGCCAAGGCCCAGCCGGTCTGAGAGGTGGCGCCAGTATCGGCTGTCAATGGACCGGCAAAGGCTCCCGACCCGCACTTGGCATACCAAATCGTGAGCCGATGATCCGTTAGATAATTGGTATCGAAAAGCTCCGTCCAGGTTAAGCCATTGCCAACCAAGTTAGGCTGGTCGGGGGTGGCAGCTTTCGTGTTGATGACGATGGCGATCAGTTCAGTGCCGATCTGTGGCGTATAAGAGCCGGTCGCTTCGCTGGTATCGTTGGCAGTGTTGGCCGATGAGCCTAGCGCACGAACGGACAGGCCGACCGTAGCCTGTTGGCCGCAACAGCCCAAACAACTTAAGAGTAATAATAGCCACTTCATCAGTTTGCCCCTATCCCCTCTCGCACCAGATAGGATGCGAATATGTTGGTGTTGAACACTTGCTGGAATGTGAACGTAACCACCTGATTGCTGTTAACCAGCACATCGAAATTTCCATTGGTAGATCCTGGAGGCCAATAGATGGTGTTACCAGAGGCGACGGTGCAAAGCAATTGCCATGCATTGGTTGTTCCATTCCCAAGTCTTCCAGAACCGAAAGCATTTAACGTATGTGTGACGCCATCATTACAGTTGGTTAGCTGGAGGACCAAATTGGTTTTGAGTGCGTTACTAAACGTCTGCCACTGAGCCAATTTGAAGTCGATATTGTTGGTCCTAAATGCAACGGCGTTGGAGTGGAGAAGGGGAACGGATATGTTATAAAGACCATTGGAGCTGATCAGTAGCGCCAATGCGCCATTGGTCTGTCTCCACTCTATCAGGTTAGTCATACTTCCAACGCTGGCAGTCGCAATCGAGGCTGGACTGGTCAGGTTGGATGGATAGAGCATAATGTTTGTCAGAAGCACGCCCTCCTTGATCGAGAGCGTAGTATTGGCCCCAAATTGATTGGCGTTTGTGGCCAGCCCTCCACCGCTAGCTGCTACTGCTCCCCACCCAAGGTTGCCCGACCCATCATTGGTAAGAACAGTTTGGGCGGCTCCCTGAGCACTGGGCCAGGAATAAGCCACGCGCTTGAGCAGTTTCAGATCGCCAATGCCGTTGACTTCGAACATCGGCGTATTGCTATTCTGCAAGCTCATCAGCGTATGGGTATTGGTAATGCGCATCGTGCTACCGAAGATGTATCCGGTAGGACTCAGACTGAAATCGGGATCGATTTGGTAAGGCGTTATAATGGTTGCTCCTTCATCCTGAACCAGAACATAGGCATCAAAATTCTTATAATCCACAGCGGTTCCTGCACCTCCTGCTCTGAAGAAATACTCCACGAATCCATTGCCTTCCTTATTAGCGGTCACATTAAAATCACCGTAGTTTGTGCTGACGTGCATCTCGGCATTTCCGCTATAGCCAACCACGCTGTTGTAGGTTGTCAGTAGGACTGATTTCTCGGGACTATCAACCCCGAAGGCCGTATCGTACGCGATATCAATTGCCGCCTGAGGGACAGGTATATAGTTGGTCGAGCCAATCATTATTCCTTGATCGCCAACGACCAGTGCGCTGGCCCCGCCGTTAAAGACCGCAAACAGCACATTGGTTCCGCCGATCCTTCGAGTGCTGGTCTGAAATAGGAAATTGGTTGCTCGTGCTAGTTCAGCGGCTGATACAGTGTTAGTTGGATTGAAAATTATATTGGTCGGGTATGCGATTGGGTAAAGGGTTCCAGATTTATTGGTCCATACGATATCCGCAAATGTTACAGACCCACCACTGGCTGATACGGCGCCCCAACCTAAATTGCCGGACCCATCATTGGTTAACACCGTTTGCGCCGCTCCCTGCGCATTTGGCCATGAGTATGGGATGCGTTTCAGTAGTTTCAGGTCACCGATGCCATTAACCTCAAACATCGGGGTATTACTATTCTGAAGCGACATCAAAGTGTGCGTGTTGGTAATCCGCATGGTGCTATTAAATAGGTAACTTGTCGGACTCAGGCTGAAGTCGGGGTCAAACTGGAATGGTCTAATAATGGTGCCTCCGGCATCCTGAGCCAGAACATACATATCGAAATTAAGCCAAGTTGCATCTTGTCCAATAACTTGAGTGAAATTTATGAACCCAGTGCCATCTCGATCAGCGGTCAATACAGTGTTAGCAAAATTAGTGCTAACGCTGGTGACTGCCGATGAATTAAATCCAACGGCGCTATTTTGAGATGTTAGGCTGATTGCCTTGCTTGGCGCATCCCCAAGAGATGTGTCATAAATGGCATTTATCGCTTGCCCATTGATAGGAGTGCCGTTAGCTGACCCGATGAATATACCAGCATCACCTACGGTAAGTGCGTTGTTTGTTCCGTTATAGACCCTGAATACTTTGTTGGTTCCACCAGCTCTGGTTTCGGTGCTGCCAAAATAGAAATTAGTCCTAAATCCCGCATTGGTTGGGCTTAGGATAGTGTTGGTTGGATAAGCGTTTGGAAGCAATTCACCGACGCGATTGGTCCAAACCAAATCTGATAACGCCACCCCACCACCACCTGTAGAAGCGATGACATAGTTACTTCCGTTTGGAGTGATGGTTATGTTAGCCCCAGCCTCAAGCCCGCGAATCTCTCCGGTCACGTTGGTAGCGCCCGCTGCCGTTCCGACACCGACCACCAGTGGCTTGATCGTCCCGTTGGAAAGAGTCGGGCTAAACAGGTTGGTGACGGCTCCTGTTCCAGCAAGATTGGTGAGTGTCGCATTGCCAGGTTGGAATATCTGCTGGAGTTGTTGGGTCACGATGCCTGCTACGAAATTGGTGGCATAGATTAACCCATATCCCGCTGTGACATCGAAGTCTCGGGTCCAGATCAAGACGTTGGTGGCTGGCACCAGAGAGTCTCGGCTGACATAAACCACTGAGGGCGCATTGCTGTTGATGTTGGCCGCACTTCCGTTGTTGCCGATATACCAACTAGCCGGGATTTCAGTCGTGTTGGCCCATAGCCTGACAGTGGTCCCGTTGGTGACGTATGTTTTTACCACAATCGTCTGGCCAGCTTGGATGTTGGTGAATACGTAGTTGGTCTGTGGTCCAGTCGCTGGATTGAATTGGAACCAAGACGAATTGGTACCATCAAATACCACATTGGTACCCAGGAACTGAGGCGCAGTCCAGACGTTGGTGAAAGAGCCCAAGAATCCAGCACCATAATGAATCGCATTGGTCAGCAACGGTGCATCTTTGATGGTTAACTCCACCGAAGCGCCGAATTGGTTCGCATTGGTCGTAAGGCTAGACCCTCCGCTACCAGACGAAGCGATAACGATGTTGCTCCCATTTGGGGTCAAAGTGACGTTAGCTCCCTGCTCCAACCCAAAGAATCTGCCCGTATAATTAGTGGCGAAGTTGTTGGCAGACGGGAACACCACCGGTTTCATCGTAGCGTTGCTAAGCGACGCACTGAACACGTTGGTAATGGCGCCAGTGCCAGAAAGGTTGGTAAGGGTTTGGCTGGCGGGTTGGCGTTGGGTGATCCAATTGGTGACGCTGGCGCTGTTTGTGGCAGCCGTGACATAATTGGAAACCGAGTTCACCCAGTTGGACACTCCCACCACGTTAGTCGTGCTTGCCGTCTGCGCCCAATCTATCGCGACTAAGATGTTGGAAGCGTTCATCGTGATGGCCTGACCGCTGCCCTGTTCAATTCCGAAAATCGTCAGCACACCCGACGTATAGCTATTTGTGAGCGGCTTACTTGTCGCGTTCGTCGTGCTGAGAGAGACCACATTAGTGACGTTCTTTGCTACCGTGCCAACCAGATTAGAAAGAACAGCATTGGCGGGTTGGCGTTGTGTAATCCAGTTGGTAACCGAGGCCGAATTGGTAGCTGCCGTGACGTAGTTGGACACGGAATTCACCCAATTAGACACTCCAACGACATTGGTGGTGCTTGCCACCTGTGCCCAATCGATCCCAACGACAATGTTGGAAGCGTTAACCGTGATAGCTTGGCCACTACCCTGTTCAATGCCAAACATCGTCAGGACGCCTGACGCATAGCTGTTTGTCAGCGGTTTGCTCGTCGCATTGGTTGTGCTTAAGGACACGAAATTGGCAGTGGACGAGATGACGTAGTTGCTGCCATTGGGCGTGATCGTGATGTTTGCACCGGCCTCAATGCCCCTAATCTCGCCAGTGGTATTAGTCGCGCCAGCCGCCGTTCCAAGCCCCACCACCAACGGCTTGATAGTGGCGTTAGAGAGAGTTGGGCTGAATATGTTCGTGAAGGTTCCGCTGCCCGCACTGGCAGTACCCCAGGTTCCCTTGCCGTTCGCATCAGAGGTGAGCACCTTCCCGGCTCCAGCGCCATTGGTCATCAGGATGGTCATGTCCTCCAGCAAATGCAGATTGGTCGTGGAGACCATCACCCGGTTGTTGTTGGTGGTGCCAAGCAGGATGGTTTTATCTAAGGTGTTCGTCTGAAATGATCCAATGGCTGCGGCCATTATAGCGCCACTTATCTTGTTGGAAACACCACCAGGGATGAAACTAAAGTGGGAACCACCCGCTCCTGGGTTGCCAATAAAATTAGTGTAGCCACCAGAAATAACTCCATACTGGGCAAAGCCATCAATGTTATTCAGAGAGCCTCCGGCAATGGTGCCGCTGATTGCATCGGACACATTACCCCGGCCACCACCAATAGTTCCATACAACGCAGAACTTTGAAGGAAATTGCCAAAACCACCACCAATGGTTCCATAATCCTCATGTATACTGTTTTGGCTACCACCACCAATCGTGGTTAAACCATCCACCGTTGACTCTCCTGAAATATTGTTTAACCCACCTCCAACCACAGAACCGATGCCCCTTGTCTCGTTTCCAGATCCTCCACCAATAGAGCCATAGCGCATGCGAGAAATATTGTCCGCTCCACCAACCATGGAACTCATAAACGCATCAGTGAGAATCCTATTCCTAAATCCGCCTACAATAACGCAATTGCTTGCGCCTGGGTCCATTTGGTTCTTACTGCCTCCTCCAATTATGTTGCGCCCACTTGCACTGGATTCAGCAAATAAGTTCTCAGTACCTCCAACGATTACAGAATAGATGTAATTGGTCGGGATTATGTTTCCGTACCCACTCAACACTGCGCTCATATATCCACCAGCAAGGTTGTTGGAACCAAATGACACCGACCCTATGCCAAGGTTTGTCACATCCCAATAATCGCTTCCAATGCCCGTGGATAGCTGACCAACACGAAATGACCGACGCGGCGCATACCACTCAAGATTAAGGCGGGCTCCATTGGTGGCAGAGGTGCCGAAATGGATGCGGTTACTATGGACGTAGGGATAGATGGTATCGGTGTTGTTGGTCCAGATAAGGTCGGCAAAGGTAAGACCGCCGCCCGAAGCCACTGCGCCCCATCCCAGAATGCCAGAACCATTGTTGGTCAGAGCTGTGCCGGCCGCACCTTGGGCGCTGGGCCACTGGTAAGGGATCTTCTTGATTAGTCTTAGATCGCCCACACCGTCCACTTCAAGCACCGGGAAATTGCTGTTTTGGAGCGACAGCAGGGTATGGATGTTGGTGATACGAACGCTGCTGCTGAACAAATAATTGGTCGGGGTAAGTAGTGTGAAGTTGGGGTCCACCTGGAAGTAGGTCGCCCCATCGACCAGCGCCTGCATCGAGAAGGTGTTAAAATCTTGTGGGTTGATTCCGGCCCCAGCCTGGATGGCAAACCGGCTAAACTTGGTTCCGCCCTCCTTATTGGCGAACAGGATTATGGCCCCATAATTGGTGTCGACGATCAGGTCGGCGGCGCCGTTGTAGCCCACAGCGCTATTCTGGCTCATGGTAAAAATCTCCTGCTGGTTGGTCTCGCCAAGAGCCGTATCGTATATGCCGTAAAGGACTACGCCTGGGAATGGGGTGGGATTACCGCGACCCATAAACAGCCCGCCATAGGGGCCGACCGTGACGGCGTTGCTGCCGCCGTTGTAGATAGCGAACAATTTGCTGGTTGCATTTGTCCGGTAAACCCGACTGTCGAAGTAGTAATTGGTGCCGGTTCCGTTATCAGGGACGTTCACCCGTAACAGCACGTTGGTCGGGAAAGCGACTGGCTTGAGCGTGCCATTGTCGTTGGTCCATATCAGGTCCGAAAATGCCACCGTGCCACCGCTACCAGCCACGGTTCCCCAACCCAAGATGCCGGCGCCATTGTTGGTGAGGGCAGTTCCCGCTGCCCCATTGGCCGATGGGAATGTATAATCCACATTCCTGAACACATACCGGGTGATGTTGGTCCCAAGCATCATCTGGTTGTCTGCGGTGATGCGAGTAAGGGCCCCAATCCCAACGGCGTTGGTTAATCCACCGGAGATGGCCGTGGCTTGATATCCGATAGCAACCACGTTTGTCAGGTCGTCAATGCCAGTGAGTGCAAATCCTCCAAGTGCTACATTTCCCTCCAATCGGTCGCTGTTAAACATCGCCTGATTCCCCGCGACCAAGTTGTAATTGCCTCCACCTAGACCACCACTAATGGCCCTAGATCCAAGAGCAGTATTTCCAATGCCCTCCAGTTTATCCATGGCTCCATATCCAACCGCTGTACCATCATACGAAGTGGTCAAATGGACCATTGATGCTGCCCCAAGAGCCGTATTCTGATGACCAGTTGTGAATTCGCGAAGGGCGGAATATCCTAACGCCACATTGTCCTCACTAATATCGTTGAACTCCATTGCCCTATACCCAACCGCCACGTTGTTTAGACCACTAGAATTAGTAGCCAAAGCTCTATGTCCAATGGCCACATTTTCGCCACCACTAGAACGGCTCAATGCGTCACTACCTATGGCTACGCTATTTACAGCTCCAACATTAGGGGGCAACGCATTGCTCCCAAAGACAGTGTTGGTCCCATCAGCCCGAATCAGTCGGCCAAAAATTCTGTTGGTCAGGAACTGAATTCGAGATGGGTCAACAATCGTGTAAATTACCCCTACATCATTGGTCCAAACCTGATCTCCGACACCTGACACAAAGCCATTGGTCAACGCCCTGCCGTCGATGATGATAAAGCCCTGTGGAGGATTGGACGTGATGATGATTCCGTTGGTTCCAAGGAATGATGTATAGGACGGGTTGGCCCCAAACAGCACGCTAGCAAAACAAAGTAGCGCACAAACAGCTGCGAGTAATCTTCTCATCTTCGTAGTGGTATTTTCAAAGCTCTTACCTTTTGGGCGAGCACTGCCGGCCCTTCTGGGGCTTGGGCGCCTCGCAGGGTGTGTGGGTAAGTGTAGGGTGCCCAACCAGTCTTGGTGGCATTAGTGAAATCTCGGCCTTCGATACAATAGGTGCTCATGGCCGGGCCACCACCGCACCCGTCAGGGGCATAATCGACATTAGCAATGGCCATGGCGGCACTGTTTTGCCAGTAATAGAGCGGGTCGTTGAACATCGAACTGCCATTATGGCTTTGGCCAATCTGTTGAGGCTGTGGCCAGCCACTGTTCCAACAGCAATCGTTTGCGCATGAACGGCGTAACGCCTGGATCTGCTGTTTCATCTCAGTCTTGTTCCCCCATTGGCCGGAGGTAATGTCCTCGATAGAATTGCTACAGACGATACCGGTACCGCCTCGGATGAAGAACAGGTAGTCCAGTGGGTAGCTGTCCACGCCGAGGTTATCGAACAAAGTGGTATTCTTATAGAACTGGAAGTGGCGCAGGCCAGTGCCAGTATCCCGGCCGTGACTGGTCCCACCGCTATTGTCCATCAGGGAATGGCGGATAACGGTGCGGGCCATCTCATCGACGTCAAAGCTTTGCAGCGACGTCCCCACCCACACGCTGTCTTCGATGTAGAGGTTGCCAGTGCCATCGGTATCGTTTTGGCCAAGCGTGTCGGCTGTGGTCCAGGAAGTCGTCAGGCTAGCCGGCTTATGCTGCATCATGGAGCAGTCTGGCGCGGCGTTGTTGTCGCCTTCGCCACCGTAGAAAGTGCTGTCCCAGTAATTGCTCCAGATGACCCCACGGTTGGTTTCCACCCGCAACGCTATGTCGTTCTCAGTGCCAGTAATGCGGTTGTCATGCCACAGGATGGGTTTTCCACCGGAAGTATTGTTCCACTTAATCATGGCGCCACTGGTCTGGAACACTCCACCGATGAAATGTAACTGGCTTACCTCAACGTTGTGGGTGGTGTCTTCGGTAATGCTTAAGCCAGTGGAAGTTCCGGTGTTAAACGTCACTGAGCTAGTGCCAGCATGGACAAAGACCCAGGCTGCTTTCGTCGTAGTGCCATTGGCAATGGTGACATTGATGACCAAGGTAGAACCTGAATAGCTATCCACGGTGCCGAACATGCTTAAGGGCGCGCCATTGGCGACGTAGTAGGCACCAATTTCATCTCCAACGGTCCACTTGAGCCCAGTCTGAGTGGTGAAAGTTTTGAGTCCGATGTCGATGAGAACGCTGGACCGGCTCCAGCCTGATATCCAGCCACCATCCACCCCCTTCAGATGGATGCCTTTGCCAGAAATGGTGACTGTGGTGTCCCAGTCAAAGTTGCCGACCGGAATAGTGACAGTGTCCCCATCGGAGGCAGAATCAATCTTGGCCTGCACATCGGTGTCCGAACCGTCCGACACGAATGTGGCGGCCTGCGACATAATCGCCAGCAACATGAAGAGGATGGCCAGCAGCGCTCTCATACCCAGGTCTGACTTGGAATGTCCCACTGCTGGATGGAGCCTCCGCCCGTAGGATAAAAGACAGCCGCTTGGGTGGGGTCATCCGGGGTAGTTGGTGGTGTCGCGCCCGTATAGACCTGGATGATGCCTCCACCAGAGATACTGTAGATATAATCGCCAACCCCCAGACCGGCCCCCACCCCATACAGTCCGTAAGCCGGCGCGAAGGCTGACATCAGCTGCTCGATGGCCGAAGTGCAGTCCCGCTCCAGTTCAGTGTCTTGCTCGTCGTGATAGCGGTATTTGAGCATGCGCAGGTTGACCGCATAGAGCGAGTAATACTCGGTCATGGAGACTGAGTTGCGCTCCTTGAGGGCAATCTTGTGCTCGACATAATTGACCACCGCTTCACGCAGTTGTTGGTCAACTGGAACTAGATCAATGTTCTCCCATTTGCGCCGAATCCCCTGCCATTGCATGAACAGGCTGTAGCCACAGGGGAATCGAGGGGCAGCGTAAACGCGGTAATCTGGTCCAACTGCAAATATTCGATTGTCGTCGTCCAGACTGGTGAATCGGCAGGTGTCCTCGGTTCCATTGAGATAAGGGGGATTACAGGCGACTTCTCCCAAGATGACGTAGTTGCAATAGGGAGTATCATAAATATGGGTCGGCGGCGGGGTGAACGTGCATTGGACACAGCGCTGCCGCTCCAGCCAACAATCCAAGGCAGAGGTGCTGACCCGTTTGTAGTAGTACTTCTTGCACTCCCGACCTGGGGTATAGGCGAAGAGTTGGGTAATTTTACCCACCGGCCCGGTGAAGATGCTAGCCGAACAGAACTCTTCCACGTCTTCCTTGGTATAGGCATTGACGTTGAAGTTCCTAAACCAAGGGATGAGGGTCTGGATATCGGCCAGGGCGTTACCGACTTGATCGCGAAAGAACGGAGTCAACTCCTCGCCCAAATCTTCGGGAGCCACCAGCCGTTGGACGGTGGACAAGAAGAGCGCGAAAGGTTGGTACTCGATCATTGGACATCCTTAGCCTTGGCAGTCGGGGGCTTGGAGATGGGCCCGAAAGATTCCGGGGTAGGAACCTCGATTGGGTCTGGCAGCGCCGGGATAGGGCCAGGCGCATTGCCGCTAACTGGTAAGCCGTGTCGGTTGTGAGGGTTGGCGGTGGGCTGTTGTGGCCTGGCAAACTGACTAACTTTACCGGCGCCCTCCACAGCACGCAGACCGGCCAATTGCATTGCTGACAACTCTTGTCTCTGCTGCTTTGGCCTCAAGCTGCCGTTTGATAATTGTCCGTTGCTCTTTTTTTTTACCTCCACCTCGAACTGTTCCTGGGTAATAGTCATCACCCCACCTACACCACGGGCGACGCACTTATCTAATTCGGCTATGAGCGCGGCATCTTCAGTTTCAAGTACATCAAAGACCAGCGGATGGCCCGCTACATAGACCGGTGACTCTGGGATCTCTTTGGAATAGAACTTGCGCATTGCTAGACCCATAAAAGAATCACCCCGGGGTTGCAAGGACAACCCCGGGGCAACCCAATGAACCCAAACGGACAACCTAGACTTGATACAAATCAGTATATGGGCTCTGGCCAGCGTCACCCTTGGGAATTCGAGTAATGTCGAAGTTCTCAACAATCGCACTGGTAGCGGTGCACTCTACGACGGCGGTCCATGTGAGTGAGTTAAGGCTAATCTCCTGGGTTGGATTCTCCATCACGCAGGCGTAGTCCTGGTCGATAGCCGCCAACTTCTCGATGTCTCCAGTAGTATGCTTCTTGGAGTTGCTAGTGATGATCCCCGGATAGATGGAGGTAAAGTCCAAGATCCAGAGGAACCGGCCGGCGGAACCTACATTTTCCAACTGCATCGCGGTAGCGAAGTCGTCGAAGAAGTTGTTGGTTACGATCCGGATAGTGACCTGCGGATATTGGAGCCGATACTCGTCATAGTTAAACCCGAGTTGGCCCATCTTGCCGCTCATAACCTGCTTGGTATCGATCATGAACCGAGCCAGACCGTCTGAGCGGGTGTCATAGTATTCGATCATACCGCGCTGGAACTGGCTGGCAGTGAATGAATCGGTGAAGATCTCGATAACATCGTTGGGGATACCCTGGTCGCCACGGGCGCGCCAGATTGGGTAGATCAAGTTTTCGAACAGCTCGACCAAGTTGAGCTGCTGATTCTGCAAATCAAAGACCTGCCCGCATTCTGCCAATTGCTCATAGACTCCGACCGCATTAGCTTTGCGACCGACGCAGCGACCTTCTCCTGGAAGGTAAAGGCCCTGGGTGGCATTGCTCCAGGTCGTGACTTCGGCCAGTGACCGATAGCTGCCGAGGGTTTGGTTAGTGGAGATGCGTTTGTTCCAGAAGAATTTGTTGATCCATTCCCGCTGGAAGATGTCGCCCAACTGCTTATTGCGCTGGGTAGCGTCGACATCGCCGAAGAGCTTAAAGTATTCGTTGCCCTGTTGGAGCCGCTTGAAGTAGGCCTCATAGAGCTGATCGGTGCACATGGTGTAACGATCGGTCTCAAACCAGAACGGCACGTGCTTACGATCGTTTAGGGCAGGCCGGTTGTAGCACCAGCGCTCCACGTCCTGGACATTGGCTGATCCGCGAACCACCACACCCGCCGAGAGAGGCGAGCCGCCGGTGAACCCGGTGAAAGCTGACTTAGCCACCCAGCCCAAGGTATCGTTCTGGCCGGTTGCCGTGATCATGATGGTGGCTGCTCCACCAAAGGTGCTGACCTGGGATGCCACGACCAGGAATGAGCCGCGCAAGGCAGTGCCGGCCGCTGACCTGGCATTGACATAGATGTTCATGCCCGGCACGAACCACTCGGTCGTCAGCGGGATGGAAGCCCTGGAATTAACATGGAGGGTGTAGTTGTTGCCACCGCTATTGAACAGATTCTTTAAGCTCCAATACTCCGCGTTGATGACAGAATGTTGGTGGGCCAGGATGAAGGGGGCTATCTCGGAGTTGCCAGGGCCCAGCGGGGTCACGATCTTCTTATTGCCCATCATCCGCTTGTTGGACATCAGGAAGTCGTAGAGTCCATTGGTGCGGGCGCCGCAGGCCTTGATTTCAAACTGGGTGGCCAACAGAGCGCGCATGTCGCGGAAATGGCCGGACCCATCGGTGAAGATGTTGGTTAGCTCATCGCTCTCTGCGGTAATGATGTCGCACAGGGTTACGGCACCGCAGGCGGCGATGTTGTTGCCGATAGCCGGCAGACATTTTTCGAAGATATTAGCGCTGATAGCCATTATTCAAAGCGCCTAGCTGCGGCTTAATTACCTAGCAACTAAAGGCGTCTGAATAAGCTATCGTCCCCAGAGGGTATCAGCTATCGCGTCGGTCAATTTAGCGCCCTTTGTTTTTGGCTCGCCAGTGGATGCATCAATCTTAGCTCCACCACCTACCGTAGGTGATGGTGGTTTAGCAGGTGGTGGCGGGGGCGACGAGGGCGGAGCAGCAGCGCCATTTTTAGCATCCGGACTTTCTGTTTTCGGAACAAAACCCAAGGATTTAGCGATCTTGATCTGTTCGTCACGTTCTTTCTTCACGTGTTCGGTGATGGCCGGAGCGATTTCATCGACAATTCCTTTCAAGATATGTTCAGTGGAAAGGAACCAATGCCTGGCTTGACCTGCCGGATTCATGCGCAAATAATCGGCCCGGCGGGCGAAGAGCCGGCCATGCTCATCGCGCTTACCCATCGATCTAGTTTCCCCTTCATGAACGACAGCAGCCCACTGTTGGTGAGCGGGGTTTTGCATGTCGACCTTGATCCGGCCCTTAGGATCGTCAATCTGGACGATGGCTTCGACCAAGGGCTGCAAACCACCAAGCACCTGCATAAGGACTTTGGCTGTGATGGGGTCTTGCTCTTCGAGCTTATCTATGCCCCCGCTGGAAATAACATCGTGGACATTGAGCGCCTTGGCTAATTGGCCGGCCGTCTGGGAGTAGCGGCGGTCTACTTCGCCAGTTAATTCAAGTCGGGCATTGGCTTCCTTGATGGTAGCTAACTCTGCGTCGTAGCGCTTCTGGATTTTCTCCTCGATGGCGGCCTCGCGCATGCGGGCGACAGCGTCATCAAACTCGATTGGGCTCCAGGGCTCTTCGATAGAGTCGTAAAAGGCGTTATGCTCTTCGTCTTCCGGATCAAACGCTTTACCTGGGTTAGCCGATTCCCAGCGGCTGGCATAGGATTCGGCCCGCCGGGTCTGATCTAAGATGAGCCTGGGGGCATCCTTGTAATGAGGATTGGAGGCCGCCAGGAACTTAGCTACCTCATACTTCTGTCGGTCAGATGGTTTAAGAGCTTCGCCTGGGTCTGGCTCAGGCTTGGGCGGTGGCTGGAAGGATGGCTGAAGCGCTTGCACGGCAGCAGTAGCTGCTGCTGCTGCCGCTTGACCAATGTCGCGAGCGTGCTCATCCGGATCGGTAGGCTTGCGCTTGGAGATGACAGTAGGCTCAGGCTTTGGAGCGGGCGGTGGAGCTTTGGGCGGCTCGGGCGGTGGAGGCTCAGGCTCTACCTTGGGTTCTTCCTTCTTGGCGTCGGGCTTCTTGCCCTTAAATTTAAGCGCATCAGCGATTAGATCCCCTAGCTTCTCCTGCTTTTTAGCCTTGTCTTCGGCGTTATCTCCGGGCGGCTCCTTGCCTGGCTCTTCTTCTTTGGGCGCTTTACGTTCCTTACGCTTGGCAATTAGGAGCGCCAGCTGATGATTAGGATCATCCTCCGGGCCCGGCGTAGGGGGCGGAGTAGGTAACGGTAAATCGGTTGGTGGTGCAGTAGGTGGAGCATCTGCTGTAGTTTGGGCGGGTACTACCTGGGTATCATCGGGCATGGCCAGTGTGTTAAGTTAAAGCCTCCGCCGGGCCCAAAGTCCTGCCCCTTTTTGTATTTTGGAGGTTGAACTCAAGGCTATTTGTAAAAGCAGAAGGCAATTTTTGATGAACAGCTTTAACATCTTGCATAACGTTTTAGCGCTTACATTCCAGGCTAACTAAGAACCACTGATCCTCTTTTGCCTCAATATCGTCAAGCACATCTAACAGGGCGTTGATGTACTCGGCGCGTTGGCGGTGGTGCTTAGCTTGGCTCGATGCTATCTCACTCCCCGACTCATACAACCCTTTATTGGCCGCTGTAACTTGTTCTTTGATGCAGTGGGAAGCCAATAACCGCTTTAATAGGGAATAGCCAGTAGAGGAGAAGAGGGCCTCCAACTCGGCCTTCTGGCTATGATCGCAGGGGATTGAGGTGACTACGATCGGTTCGGCCATTTACTTGATCTTAGCTGCATCATCACGCTCTTGTTGCCGACCCGTTTCCACTCCCTGTTTGCGCTCCAGTAGGAGCCATTGATCTAACCGCGAGTTAATGGCTAGGTGCACCTCTTTAACACCAGCGACAGCGGACCTGGCGAAGAAGGCAGCAATTGCCGCCAAGACAGGGCCCAGTGCGTTTAAGATTAAGGTAATTACTTCGATGCTGGTGGACTTCTGTTGCACGATCGCAGTCACTATATTTGTATCCATAGTTCATACCATCAGAGGACCGGCAGGCACGGGCGGCACCATCGGCGGAGGCGCAGGCTGGGCTAACATTCCCATCCCGGCTTGAGCCGCGTCGATGACTTGGGTTAACTGATCGATGGCCTGACCAAGCTCTTCGATCTTGGCCTGTTGCGCTTGCAACGCCTGGGCGGTTTGTTGACCGGCGGCCTCCGCTTGTTGGGCCACCTGTTGCACTTGTTGTCCAATGACCTGGGCCACTTGCCCGGCGGCCTGTTGGGCAGCCTGCTCGGCTTGTTGGCCGGCGATTTGGAGAGTCTCCTGTTGTTTGGAGGCGACCAGTTGCTGGATCTGGCCGGCGAACTCTTTGAGCATTCCCTGGACTTGGCTAGCCTGTTCTTCTTGGCCAGCGTTTAGATCCACCTGCTTACCCTTCAACTTGAATTCTTTGGGTAAGCCGGTCGTGGTGATGATCTGATTGAGTAACTCGACTAACTGCATTGGACCGATAGCCTGGATGAGCACAGGATTATTGGCGACAGCCAAGAAGATCTTACTCATCGCGTCGGCGATAGCCGGATTATCAATGCGGTCGCTGGCATCTCGCGTTGAGGCGAATGACTCCAATTTGAGCGCTGACTTCTTGCCTTTAACCGAACGCATGGCATCGGGATTTTCCGGATCGTAAGTGGTATCGTCCTGGATCGTAAAACCGACCGAATCCAACAACTTCTTAAACTCCGCATCGGTAGCGGCCAGTGACGAGCTGATGCCTACTGTCACCTCATCATCGGCATGGGCCATGGTAGCGTCGTAGATGGCGACCTTCTTGGCGTAATCGCCATCATCGATGAATGAGCCTGTAAAGGTGACGCGGGTAGAAGTGTTTTGGGAGATGACGCGGGTTTCTTCAGCGGTCTGTTCGTGTTGAGCCGCCTGCCCAATCTCTTGGGGCGAGAGCTGCATGACCCGGTCCAACATGGACAGCACCCCAGAGATAAGCGTAGCCACTTCGCCTGTCTGATGGTGGCTGAATGGCGGCACGTAGAACGCCTCCCGTTGGTCGACCTTCATGCGCAAGGTCTCAGTGCCGGAATAGGGGATAAAGAGCCGGCCGTTATACATCTTCTGGCCCAGGTTCTGGAGCCGCTTCAAATATTCAGCGGGGATCTTATCCTTATCGTAGAAGACCGGGTTGATGAGGTTTTCTTTGACGGCCAGGATCCATTGGGACAACAGATTCCCGACATGATCCTGGAAGGGCATGATCTCTAGCGCCAGTGATCGGAAACGGGAACGGTTGAAGTCCGCGTCGTAGGCATAGGTGGGGAGCCGATCAAAGGCCAACGGCTCAGCCCAAATAACAGCGGTATCGCTGGCGTAAACGAACCTAAACCAGACAGGATATTTGTAATCACCCAGCCCGTAGTCAGCCGGGATAATGCGCTGGAAATGTTGGGTGAGCAGCGTGGCGGCGTTGAAATCGCCCTGCCCATAGGTTGAGGCCGCCTCATGCTGTCGGTCCAGTGGGCCCACCCCGCCGCCGGCACTGTTAACATTGGGGAATTTTAAGGTGCAGGGGAAGACGTGATCCAGGAAGTCACTGACGCCGATATCAAACCAGGACAGGGCGCCAAAGCCGATGGCGTCCTTGTTCCAATAGAGCTCGTTATCGTGGATGTCTTTGTAGCGGCACAACTCCCAGTAGCCGGCATATTCACAGCCGGAGTTGGAATTAAGCGAGGAGAGCCGATGATAGAGATCGTAATAGATGCGGGAAGGATGGGGCATGTTGAAGCGCAGCCCTTCGCGCACGATCTGTTCATCCCCGCTTTCGTCCAGCTGCTTCTCGACAAACCACGCCTCCCTGGGGAAGTTTATGCAGAATCCGTAGAGGAGGGTTTGCAGGATAGTCTGCCTCAGATCTGACTTATAATCAAACTGCGTGGCCATCCGCTGCACGATCTGGGTCAACACCTCGCAACGAAACCGGTTCTCTTTGGTGTATTGAACCGGCTCATATTTGTAGAGCGGATTAAGGTTTCGGTCATTGAATAGTTTGGCCCAGCGAATGGTGATATAGGCCATGCACACAGGCACAAACACCTGGAAAAATACCGGCAGATTAACAGCCTTGAGCGGCCTGCCGTTGGCCCCGCAACAGACTTTGCCGTCCGCATCTAAGATATCCGGGAGCAGATGAGATAAGCCCCAGGAATTAACGGTCTCCAACACCTTATTGTCATCGGGCTGGCTAGACATGAGCCCGCGCAGCTGGGTGTAGGAGACCTGGTAGAAAGGTTGGTCATAACTCCAATCCATCGCTTTATAGAGGCGATAGTCGGTGCGGTTACGGTTAATGCCATCTCGGATAACGTCCCGGATCGCTTCGACGAGCTTCTTGACCTGAGGACGCTTCTCTAAGGACTTGTGATCGAACGCTGCCTTTAAGCTGTCTGGGTCAAGCTTGTGCTTGGAAATTAGCCGCTGAATAGGAACAGACACGTTAGTAAGCTGGCTCAGCCACCGGTTTGGCAGTTGGTGGGGCCGCCGGTTCCTCTACGGGCGCTGGCTCCGACTCTTCCCCTGCCGACTCATCGGTCACCTCCAATGCTTGAGCGACGTTACGATTTTCGCCTGCCCCGGTCTTTAATCTGATACTGACAGTGTATTCGGTATTATCGGCCCAGCCATCGATCAGCGCTTTGGTGTCTGGTTCTGTCATGTCAAATATGACTTGAGTAGGCATAGTAAGAGCAAGACAACCATTAGCCATGATTAAAGTAAATGACAAAGGTTTTATCTACGAGCCAGGCGTGTGGCTGCCGTCGATGAACCTTAAGCAGTTAGAAATCTTCAACAACTATCACCGTTACCTGTTGGTACACGGTCCACGTAAGAGCGGTAAAACCTTTGGGATCTTGCACAAGATTTTGCGGCACGCCTTTGACGTCAATGGCGCCATGATTGGCATCGTCACTAAGACCATCAAGAACGCCAAGAGCGCGGGCGTGTGGGTGTTGCTGGGTAAGATGTTAGTTGAATGGGAGAAGGGCTGTTACGGCTTCAAGGTCACCGAGGGACCCAAGACGACCGGTGACTCCAAGATGAGCTTTGTGCGTATCCGCAATCGGCACGGATCGATCTCAGAGATCCAATGCCATTCCTTGGAACATTCCTCTGAAGTAGAGGCCAAGTTCAAAGGGCCGGCTTACTCCATGTTTTGGTTAAGTGAGTTCGACCAGTATTGCGATGATCATGCATTTAACATTTTCTGCGACGCGCTGCGCATGAGCCCGCAGGTGAGGTATGAGGAGCATCAGATCATCTGCGATTGTAACCCACCCGATAGCGGCACCAACAATTGGATCCACGACAAATGGTTTAAGTTTAAGGATAAACCAACGGAGGACGGTGAAGACGAATATTTCCGCGCCTGCCTGCACCGGATCTTAGTCATGATCGATGACAATCCTCAGCTTGATCCACGGGAACGCAAGGAACTGGAGAGCCGCTACAGCAAACGTAAAAGTTTACGAGCCCGCTTCATCCTTGGTCTGTGGGAACAAGACATCACTGATGGCCATTTCTCCGATGTATGGGATGAGGCGACACATGTGGTGGGGAAGGCCGATTGTCTGCCAGAGGATCGAGAAGTGATCGTGCCAACCAGCAACTGCACGGTGCTATTGGGTGGCTGGGATATGGGCGAAAGCAAAAACCACAGCTTCCACGTGATCGAGAAGATTATCACTGAAGACCCGGAGACTAAACGCAAGGTGGTGAGCTTTTCGATCGTCGATGAGTTAGTGGTGATTCGAACGTTCATCTCTATCCGCCAATTCGTGGAGGCGGTCATGGATAAGATCACGCACTGGAACGATTATCATAAGAAGACTCACAAGATTGAGCTTAAATGGCGGCACTGGTCAGACACTAGCGCCTTCCGCGAACGGTCGGCAGCGGAGACGTCTGAGGCGGGCATCGCCTATGAGGCCAGTGACGGACAAATTGTATTGGAGCCAGCACCCAAATATCGAAACTCCAACCGGGACAAAGTGAAGTTAATCTGGGAATTGCTTTATCAGAAACGCTTGCACGTATCGGCGCAGTTGTTTAAGACCCGGGCTATGTTCGCCAATTTACGGAGCGGCACAGAAGCCGAATACATCAAGGAAGACGATCATAAACATCCATTCGATTCCCTCTCTTATCCCATCATCGCGGAGGCGCCGATGGACATGTTGCGCACTACCCAGATCAACGCCGTTAAAAAACAATCCTCGCCGGGCCTAGTCCTGGCTAGCTTCTAATGAACCTACTTTGTACCGGCGGCATGGGGTTCATTGGATCTCATTTTATCCGACACGCCATCAAAGAAGCGGAGCTTGTGCTCAATCTGGATCGGCTGACCTACGCAGCCAACCCTGATAATCTGAAGGACATCGCGGAGAACCCGAATTATCAATTCGTGCACATGGACGTCAACGATCCGATGCTGCCCGATCTACTCACTCACCACCACATCACTCACGTTGTGCACTTGGCTGCTGAGAGTCACGTAGATCGATCGATTCACAACCCGGATATCTTTGTCAGCTCCAACATCAACGGGACCCATAACCTGCTCAAGGCGATGATGACAGCCAAAGTTGGGAGGCTGCTCTACGTGTCGACTGATGAAGTGTATGGGTCGGTGACGCATGGATTTAGTAATGAGACTGCTCCACTGCGTCCATCCTCTCCGTACTCGGCCAGCAAGGCGGCTGGGGAGATGTTAGTGATGGCTTATCGGCGTACGTATGGGCTAGATGCAGTCATAACCCGCTCATCAAATAATTACGGCACCCATCAATATCCAGAGAAGCTGATCCCGGTCGTGATTCGCTCCATTAAGATGGCCAAACGCATCCCCGTTTACGGGAAAGGCAGCAATGTACGGGATTGGATGCATGTTAGTGACCATGTCCGGGCTCTTTGGGCGGCTTTAGTGCATGGCCGGGCAGGCAGTGTCTATAACATCAGCACGATGAAACTTTGCGCCAACATCGACCTGATTTACGGGTTATGTGACCTGATTGACCCAGTTAACCGGGCTTTGGTGCACTTTGTGAAGGATAGGGAAGGGCATGACACCCGTTACGCGCCTGATTCGACCAAGATCCGGGAGGAACTGGGCTGGTGCCCGCTTGAATCGATGGCTTCTGGACTTCCTGAAGTCATTAAGTGGTATATGAGCCGGTGAAAATCATTGTTTTGGGTACTGGCTACGTGGCCAGCGGCTATTTAGCAGCAGCCCACTCGCTGGGCTTGCGTCCAATCGTCCTTTCGCGTGATTGGAGCGACTACACCCGCGAAAGCAACCTCGATTGGGTCTTCGAAGGGGTTAAACCACAGCTGGTCATCAACGCGGCGGGCTATACGGGCCGGTCGGTGGACGATTGTGAGCGAAATAAGGAGGAATGTTACGCCGCCAACGTCACAGCAGTCCGGTTATTGGGTAAAATCTGTAAGAAATGGGATGTTTCCCTCATCCACGTGTCCAGCGGCTGCGTTTTTACCGGGCCCGGAGTCTTCACAGAGGAGGATGAGCCCAATAATTACGGGCAATTCTATGCTCAGACCAAGATTGCAGCTGAAAATGAGCTGCACGACAGCGGTTGCAGGGCTTGGATCTACCGGATTCGGATGCCTTTTGATACCCGCAACCATCCGCGCAACTGGCTCTTCAAGCTTTTGCATCACAGGATGATTTTGGATGGCCTCAACAGTGTCACGTACCTCCATGAATTTGCCATGCGTTCCCTGGAAATGGTCAAAGAACACAAAGGGCCACCGGGCATTTATCACGCCACCAATCGGGGAGCGTTACGGACGGTCGATGTGGTGGATTTGCTAATCCAGGCTGGGCTGCGGGATACTCCAGCGTTTTTGTGGGACAAGGAGGAGTTCGAAAAAGAGCACGTCCATCGCAGTGAAGCGGTGTTAGACAGCAGCAAATTCGAAGAGGCGTTCCGCACTCCATTCGGTGGGGCGCTAGGCTGGGTGCGTTGGGCCATCACCAACTGGCGTTGGAGCCAGCAGTATGGGGATAATCCGCCTCAGTTTCGATTCGCCACGCAGAACTCTGAGCCTATCGAGAGATGGGTCCCCTGGCCGACTTCGCCTCGTTAATGTAATCGTCGTAGGATTTACCTAACCTGGCTCGCAGCGCTTCCCAATCGGCTGCGGAGGGGTCGCCACGTTGGAGCAGGAGCCGAATCTCTTGGGTCAGTTGCGGGGCTAAAGCCAGAGCGGCTTGAATAATGGTGATGATGAGGGCGGGATTCATTTAGTAAACAGACGGATGATCGCCACCAAGTTGGATTGAGCTGAACTTGCCACATCGATGGCCACATCGAAGGCAGCGGTGTTGTTGGCGGTGGTGGCGATTTTGCCCGCATCGATAACGGCGTTCATGGCGGTGCGGTACCGGTTATAAGCCAGTCGCACTTGTGCTTCCCGATCGGCCGTGGCTTTGCCGGCTGCCACGTAAACAGCCCAGACCCGCATGGCGGAGTCGGCCGTGATGACGGTTGAGCCCACACTTTTGTAGGTGGTGGCCTTCCAGGAGGAACAGGAAACCAGTGGGGTACTAATGAGCAGGGCACAAAGGAACCATCCCACCCAAAGTGGAGGCAATTTTCGGCGCATGTAGCGACCATCCGTAAATTTTCGGATTTACGCAAGCCTGTTGATCGGGCATCATCACACTAGCAGCCTGAGTTACGGTCCCGCGTGGTCGTAAGCCGTGAGTGCGAAAAGTGGCGTTGCGTAGCAGTCCCTCCCGGTGGCGCCCAGCCCATCGAGGCCGCCACTAAAACCACGGCCGCTGGGCAACTATTGAAAACGAAAGACAAACGGAAACGCACCTGGAACTACTACGGGCCCATCAGGACTTGGCCGGTTGGTTCGTGGAACAAGCGAAAGCGCCGTAGAGTGTTGCATCGAGAGGTATCCTAGTCCATAAACAGCCATGAACTATACACCAGACCCTCGCGCCACTCTCAACGTCACTCCGTCACGTCGGTTTAACTGTTGTCCGTGATATTAGCTGCCATCGGCAGTCGCAGCTTTGCCGATTACACGCTGCTCTGTGAGATTCTCGACAGTTACATGCCGGTGAGTCTGCTTATTAGCGGTGGGGCCAAAGGTGCCGACTATCTGGCCCACCGCTGGGCTGCCTCCAGAGAAGTGCCGGTGGCCATTTATCGGGCTGATTGGCACAACAACGGCAAACAGGCCGGACTATTACGCAACGCCGTCATCGTGGAGAAAGCCGACCAGGTCGTGGCTTTCTGGGATGGCCTGTCCCGAGGCACCGCCGATACAATCAGCCGCGCCAAGAAAACCGGTAAACCTTTGCAGATCGTGCCCTTTGGTTATCTATTAAAACAACAGGCTTATGAACGACGACGAAAAGAAGAAACGGCAGCAAGAGGAGGAGGAAGAAGCCGAACGCAAACGGCGCCAAGAAGAGACGGCTAGGCTCCTCCTGTTAATCTCTACGCTGAACAACTGACCCTTAGCAAGGCTTTGAGCGCGGCATGGTGTGGCGGGAGATCCGCCAACGGGTATTCGCCTACCTATCGGCTCCGGACCTAATGAAACACCGCGCTCAATTCAACACAGCCCATGACAAACTTCCTCGCCGCGATCATCGTTACGCTAGTGACTAACGTGGTGGAGAGCAGCAACGAATCGGGCTGCTCAACATGCGCTCAGTTGCGTCGTAATCCTTACCTTTTAATCTATCACCAAACTCACCCCTCGATAGATGGGGCTCCATTCAGGCCTGCTACGGAGCGGTATGAGATCATCACAGTCACACGAAACAGGCGCCTGGTGGCCAAAGAGCAGGACATCGATATACTGTTAAGCGCAGACGAGGTGTCCAGCGTGACCAAGATTAAACGGCTGGAAAGCAAATGGGTCGATTATGCGATTAGGACCAACTCTCCGGTCGTGATGACCAACCTCACGTGGACCAACATAACCAACCTCACCAATCTGTGGATCTTAACCAACGTCTGGATCTACAAATAGCGGACGGCCTCTATCAGGTCACTACTTCAACCATCTGCGCGGGCTTCTGCATCCAGCAAGGGCGGTTGATAGTTTGTGCTCCAATCTTGCGGAAGCGGATCACATTTTGGGCTAGGCAACGGTTTTGTAGGAGAATCTCCCCGGCGGATACAGGCCAGCATCCGGGCCAAGTTACGGCGGTTAGCTTCTAGCTCATCACGGTTAGTGTGTGGATAGAGATCCCGCACTGGAGCGATGGCGCCCCGGCGCACCCCTTCCGACAATCCCGCTGCCCAACCACTATTCTTGTGAGGACGAGGCCGCTTGTTTTTACCATATTTAGCGTTGTCCCTAAATGCGGCTGCCTCCGCCTTGTCCAAAAACGCCAGCCAATCTTCCTCCACCCAGGCCGGACTGCTCTTGACTGAAACTGGCCAGGCCGGGTCCAGCCGTTCCACCGGCTCAGACGCTTCATCGGGTGGTAGCCGGCCCCATTGGTTGGCCGCTGTGTGCCACCAAAACCGATGATAATCAGGATCCCCCCGCAGATACTGGCGCCGCCTATAAACCCACTCAATCGAATTGGGATGTTTACCCCGCCCACTCATGCGAATGGCCTCCAATTGCATTCGATAATCCCCCCTGTCTGCTGGAGCCGGCTAAGCAGCGAATCACCCGTGCGTTTCAGCTGCTCCGTCGTCGCGTTAGTGATGAGAAGCGTGTCCGTCATATCCCCATACCGGCTGTTAATCAGCTCATACAGAAGCTGTTCCTCCCATTCTGTGCCTCTGGCTTTGGAGATCTCATCGATGACCAACAGCGGAAAATTCCGGTAAAACTTCATGATGTCCCCCTCCGATTTGTCGCTATCCCGTCGATATGTCGCCTTTATCGCCATCAAAAACCGCGTCAACGTCGTATACCGAGCCGGCTTATCCCGGTCCGCCATCGTCCGAATCAGTTCCACCCCCATCTGCGTCTTGCCAATCGCCCTGTCCCCAGTCAGCAAGACAAGGAAGCCAGTGCCAATCCTAGCCTTTAGGGCCGCCAGACCCCTGTCCCACTCCGGAAAACCCCGCAGCGTGGCAGCCAGGTGCCTTAGCGGGGCGCCTGAGCCCTTCATGTGGGCGTCCGGTCTTAACCGATTGAACATGTCCAGCTCTTCAGGCCTCAGGCTGTCTTGGGGGGATGGGTTCATAAGGTTTCTTTGGTTGGCCTTTCTTGGCAAATTCTTCAAACGTGATCAACGGCAATTCTAATCCCTCCCGCCTCTCTACAAAATGGCTCCCACTAGCCGCAGCTGGAGCATTCACCGGTTCATCCTTGGCCGCATAGTAATTATCGAACTTTTCCTTCCCAAATAACGTCGCTGGCCTCAAATACTTATCCATGTCCGTGCCCTTCCACCGCGCACACTGCCGTTCCACCATCAACAGCGCCCCCTCCCGACTGACGCCAGGCTCCTTAAGCCGTGCCGAGATGGTCGATAGATGGACATCAACAAGTCGATAGTTGCGCCCAGTTAAGCGGTTTATGGCATTCAATACCTCCACGGTGGCTGGGTGATATTTCCCAACCGGCACCTCCGGCGGCTCCTCCCCCTTCTCCTTGGCCCTTTTCCTGGCCGTATGCCGCGCCACCCTCGCCGCTGTGTCCGCCCGCGTCCGTAACTTGTCATACTCAGCCCAATTCACGATCCTCCACCCCCAGTCCCGATGATCATCCAATCTCACTATCCGCCGCCCTTCGAATTCTGCATTCCTGCTCGACGGATCCGGCGCCTCTAGCTTCTCAATCGCCCTGTTCAAATTCTCCAGCGGCATGTTGAACTTCCGCGCTAATGCACTCCGCGTTATGTCCACTATCCCACCATGCTCCCCTATCGTGCATACCTTCAGGAAATCCTCGAAAACATGCCTAGCCTCAAAATCCTCCGCAATCGACGAATCCAGGATCTGCGTGAACACCCGGGCGTATAGCTGACTCATTTGCAATAGTTCGGGTTGAAGGCCTTGTTGAAAATCGGGGCGTATTTCCTGATAAGCATGCGCTCAAGCCTAACGTAATGCTCTGTGCGCCAAACGTATAAAAGACACCCCAGGTGCGCGGCCGGCATGTCCACATACCATTCTATACAGCCTCCTAACTTCCAACCCTTACCTCGCCCATCATGCTGATCCACATAACGTTGCATGATTCTGTCCAGAAGCCGCTTCGATGCCCCTATGTACAGCCACTCGAACTCGTCGCTGTAACAGCCGTAACATCCAGGAACATTCCGGATGCCGCTCCACAATAGCTCGTTCCGATTCTCGTAGGCTGGTAGCTCTAGCTTGATCTGTGGCTGAAACATCTCGCTCAGAATGACCCCGCCCACTTGCTCAGTCAAGCATTTCGATAACGGTTGCTAACGCTCACTAACGCAAGCTCACGAAACCCTAACACGCTACAGTGGGTCTGATTCTGGGTCTGGATCTGTGTCTTAGGATAGGGATTGTTAAGGGAAAGGAGCAATCCAGCCAGTCCAGGCCAGAGCCAGTCACAGACTGGGTCTAATGGTGGAAAAGCCACTCCTGCGGACAGCTCCCAACCCATCCTGGTTACATACAATTTGGCCAGAGTAGAGAAGGCGATCCTATACATGGTTCCGCGACCCCCCGGCGGGCCCCCGGCTCCCCCCACTGGGTCGGCATGCGAACTGCTCAGGCTCAACGGTTTGCGCAAGCTATCGGTTGGCCAGTCGATTGCAGGCTAGTGGTGTGCTCTGCCGTTTCCCTAGCGAAGGGATTTCCCGCTGTAGCTGGCGGCAGACCAGCGAAACTAGGTATAACTAAAAAGCATACCTGAACGAAAGCGGAGACTCTGAAACGGGCACGATTTATGCTTACACAGCTTAAGCCATACCAATCGACTATACCTAGTTTGTATACTGCCCAGTAGGAGGGGGATTAGACACAGCTTGTCCTAGCGTGTGTAGATCCTACACTATCTCATTTCACCCCCGTAAACACAGGGTATCTTCGCTATTGACTGTTGAGGTAGACTCAACGACAATGCCTGTCGACGGTGAGTTCAGTCTCTGCCAGCCTCTGGCATCCTGGACTCGGGGAATAGGCTCCTATGACCGTCAGCGACCTTTGACAAACTTCAATGCTGGAAACAACGCGAGCATAAACCTCGCCTCACCTTTAGATTGCCTACCATAGCAATCGGGATGATAGAACCAGATCGGACTTCGGCCCTTTCAGCGGCCAGCCTCCGCTCAGTCGATTCACGTCGGGACTGCGAAAGCTTCAACACCCAGGTGAAACGGCGCACACGCGAAACGAGACACTCTGGCGACACTTCCCCAGCGGAACATCGGTGAAGCATCACGGTTTGCCCGGTGAAGCTTAACGGCCTGCAAAAGGCCTGTATTCACACTTGGTTAAAGGAACGGGAGGAACGTTCCTGCGAGCGAATAGACTCAGCATGTCAAATAGCAGTGTGCTCCTTTGTCCTTCTGGACAAGGCACTTGCGGAGAACACTCCTTAGTGCAAGGCACTTGATCTAGCTTTAGCAGGCTAGGTTTCCGGTCAAACCGTGTTTGACTGGGGGATGGGGATCGGAATAGGCACGTGAAGCGAGGCGAATTGCCTTAAGCTTTCCACGTGATAGATCCCGTGTTCTAGGCTGGGCCGTGACAGTGGGGACAAAAGGGAAACATGAAAATCAGTACCAAACGGATCGTTGTCTTCCATGCCAAGATCGCGACCATGATCAAGGCTGCCGGGTATGACGTTCAGCAAGCGGAGCTGGCTTGCCAGTCCGCTGCCAATGACGTGCAAGGCAAGGAGAAGGATCCGAAGCTTGGTGACGTGAAAAAGAAGGCGCAGGGGAAGGAAGTGGGCTGGCGCGAGCAGACCACGGTGGAGTTTTCGGGGAAAACCTGTACTCCGCTGGACTTCCTTTCCTGGCATGACGCGCAACAGCGCGTATTCACGGATCACGGCGAGCCGAAGGGGGATCTGTCCATCGGTCTCATGCCTGACATCTTGGTCTTTTGGTTGGACGGGATGAAAACCCGGAAGGCCAGCAAGGCGGAGAAGGACAAGGCGGAGGCTCAGGTTGCCTTGCAGGCGACGCGGGAGCAGTTGGCAGCGAATGGTCCGAAACGGGCCAACAAACCCGCCGGTGAGCCTGCCAAGGCCTAAGGCTAGGCTTATACGCACTGTCCCTCCGTAGGTTATACGGGGGGACAAAGGAGCACACAGCGAAAAGACAAAACTACACAACGGAGAAAGCTTGCCTCTTACCCTGTTAAACTCAGGGAATTCAATCGTGATAGGGCAAGGGAGTACACGAAAACAGCGCGGTCACGGCCCAGACAAACGGGCGCGCATAATCGGTTACGGGTTGTGTGGTAGGCAGGACAACCGCCTGTAGTATCTGACGGTTGGATTGTACGGCCCCTAAGAATGAGATACCGTGGGGGAATACAGAGGATTGATAGACTTAGGCAGGATCAAGGAGTCGTCACGGGTGAAAGCCCAGATACTGGCTCCCTGTTACCGCTGACGGTTGGCTTGAACGGTCGTTAGCCGCGACCTACGTAGGGCCCCAGCCGCCTTAGGGCGAGCTCACGTTGGCTAAGATGACTGCTTTTGGAGGCTTCGCAGAGGGGCCTAGCTATGAATTTTTCGGTGTCCTATCAGCGTTGAAAGGCTGGTGGGTTTTGCCAGGACAGACGGGGCTCGCAGTCCAGGGAGCGACGGAGCTAGCGTCAAGGATGGGCTGGCATGGAAAGCGGAGAGCATATCAATCAGGCACGCTGCCCGGCGACGGGGCTAAGAAGTCATGCCGACAGGATGACACGAGTAGATCGCCAAGAGGAGAGTATACTACCCTAGCAATGGTGAAGGGTCACAACGGGTGGACTGTGAATAGGTCGAATTAGCAGTACAGCGGGGCATGCGCTTTGCCACACCGACAATTGCGCATGCCCCTTTTAATTTCTTAGGCGGTGATAGTGGTAAGATGCTGGTCCCCCCCTCCATTCGAGCCAGTGTCAGCCGCTATTCACCGCCTTTTGTTTTTCCAATGAACGAACAATACCGGCGGCGCTTGGAATCGGGCAGTGAACAGATACGCATGGCTAAGATTAAGACGGGACGGGCTATCGCGGCCCAGTTAACGGAGGTACGTGATCAATTGACGGTAGCCAAGATGCTAGGCATCAGCCGGCAGAGCGTAGATTTTGTGGAGGCAGGCGCACTGAGTAAGATCAGGGCCCGTCTCCTCAATACACAAACCACAAACCAAAGGGAATAGCATGAAAACAGTCCACGGCAGTCCGTTTAAGATGGACTGGAAGGACCTAGCAGAGGTGAAGCGGTATGCCGATGCGCTGGGCAAAGGGTGCGTCGTGTTCAAGCATCCGGACCGGGATAACTACAACATCACGTTTCGGACGATGTTCGATCGCAGGCGCTACGCTGATCAGGGCTGTGTGATCGTGCACGAGCCATAGGTTATGACGCGACGCGAATTCGCCATCAATGTTATGCGCAAAGGTGGCTCCAGTGAGGAGACGATCCAAAAGACACTGGAGATCTTTATCAGCATCTCACCGCAATCCAGCATAGTATTTTTCGACACTGAGATGACTGATGAGCGCGAGAAAGAATTGGTGCGGCGCATGTTCGCGCTGCCCTTTAACCCAGAGAAGAACTAATGAAACGCGAAGCACGCTACGTCGTGATCAAGTTTATCGACGGGGATAGGTCGTCGATTGACGTGTGGCAGGTGCGGCTGAAGGTGGACAACCAAAGTTTCAACGTAGGCCCGGACTACGACACCAAAGCAGAAGCGGTATGGCTGAGGCGCCGGTTAATCGAGGCATTGCACACGATGGTGGGTGAGATAACAGGAAAGGAATAAATGAACCGAAGATCATTCATAACCAAGACGGCGCTAGCTACGGCGGCGGCGCCATTACTGCCTGGGGCGCTGGCGAAGGTGCCTGAGCCAGTGCCAGTGGTACCAGTGCGGACGGGCTGGCGCTGTGAGTGGAGACGCGGGGTCGACAGGTTCAATGTCATTGAGACCCAGTCCACGGCGGAGGTGCTGCAATTCTTAAATGAGCATCCGCTGGGCGTGATGAAGATGTGGTACAACGATAGGCTGGTATACGATCGCCAAAGTTGGAGGGTATTGAAGGAGGACAATGATTAAACTCATCGTTAAGGCAGAAGAAATCCCCAGGCCGGATGGGAAGGGTAAGGATTTCTCCGTTGAACTGTACTGCGAGCCGGCCCAGCTAGAGCCGCACGTGACATCGATGGAGACTAAGTTTATCAGCATAATCAAGCAGGCGGTGGTGGAGTCGATGCGTGAGCTTGGCCAACAGACGGTGGCGGATGGCAATGCACGTAGCTTTTACGAAAGAGAGGATGAAGCATGAACAGACGCGATGCGATCAAAGCCACGCTTGGTGCGCTGGCTTTCCCCTATGAGGTGCTAACGGGCGGGCCAGACACCGACCTGCCAGTGCTAAGCCAGTGGTTGCAGTCCCCGTCAACAACCGACAGGTGGCGGGTGGATTGGGAGCTGAACACGAATTGGCTAGCTCCCAATGCGTATGCCGTCAATCCACTGCGTGGCAGCGCCACGTTCAAGAATTTCAAAGACGCCTACGAGTTTGGGGTTGGACTGTTATCGGTCTTTCCCCGTGCCCCTGTATAGCATGGCTCGGCGGGCGGGCCATGGCTAGCGGTTCCTATTCCCACCGTAAGGGGCACGGTTACTATTTCGGTTACACTGATGAGAGGAGGTGAATGACTATGGGAATGGACGTATACGGAAAGAGCGGCAATTACTTCCGGGCCAATGTATGGTCGTGGCGCCCGATTCACGTGCTGTGCTACGACCTGAACCAGAAGTATGCACTCAACCTAGACCTATCCGGATGGTCGATGAACGACGGAGCTGGCTTACACAATCAGGCCGACTGCGATGCACTGGCTGATGCCATTGAGGCGCATGTTGCGGACGGGCCAGAGGAATACACCGCTGATTGCGGCATGTATTGCGACGCGCAGACCGGGCGGTTTGTGCCAGCGGGAACTGAGGGGGCCAAGACGGCGCACTACACAGACAAAGAGCACGTGTTGGAGTTTGCTAAGTTCCTACGGGAATGCGGCGGCAGTTTTGAGATCTGTTAACAACCCTTTTCTGTCCGGTGCTGTGCGCCGATCAGCCGAAACGCATCTGCATCTCCTATGGCAAATCATCCGTGCGCAAGGAAATCGTGGCCCTGATGCG